GATATGGCGGGTATCTCGTCTTGTTCAGCGATAAGAGCGCGCCCGACTTGGCAGGCGACTTCTTCACGAAGGACACGAGCTTCCACTTTGACGACGGCGACACGCGCCCTGTTTTCTACAATCACGGTTTCGATGAAGACGTTAAAACCACTCAGATAGGTAAAGCGTCCCTCAAATTGGATGATACGGGCGTATGGATGGACGCGCAGTTAGACGCTCGCGACAAATACGCCCGCGCAGTAATGAAACTCGCCGACGACGGAGCGCAGGGACTTTCTTCCGGCGCGCTCGCTCACCTTGTTCGCAGACAGGAAGTTTCAAAGTCGGCAAACTGGGTTTCAGATTGGACTATCGGCGAAGCGTCATTTACTCCAACTCCCTGTGAACCTCGCACTCAAATCATGTCCGTCAAATCATGGGCGGAATCCCTCATAAAACCAACGCCGACAGCACACCCGCCCGGCAAAGGAGATACTCGAATGAAATGGACTCAATTTGTAGAATCCATGAAAACTGCCTTTAAGATGGGCGGCGGCGAAGTGGACGACGACGACGAAATGACGGACGAAGAGAAAGCGGCGAAGAAAAAGAAAGATGACGACGACGCTGAAATGAAATCCGTCTCTTTCAAACTCGCGCAACTCGAAGCCAAAGCGCAGCAATCAGAAGCCGAAACCCGCGAACTCAAGGCGCAACTCGAAGAGGCTAAGAAGTCCGAAACGAAGTCGAAAGCAGAGACGAACGCGCAGTATCTGGAGAAGATGAAAGCGGAAGGGTTTATGAAGCCCGCCGCTGAGAAAGCCGCGCTCACGCTTCTGGAAACTGATGCGCCCGCTTTTAAGGCGTTCCTCGAACTCAATGGCGCGTTCCCGATGACCACTTCTGACACAAAGGGAACTGTCAAAGGCGCAGACGTTGCGGCGGCTATGGACACTGCTTCAGGGGACGAACTCGCAGACAAGGCATTGGTCTACATGAAAGCCAATAACCTATCAGGCGCAGACGGCTATAAATCCGCTTTGCAGTTCATAGCAAAGCAAAACCCTGCACTTATTGAAGATCGTAACAATTCGCTCGCGGGAGCGTAGGAGAGAATATTCAATGTCAAGACAGACTCCAGTTCTTATTAAATCTTTCCCAGTTGACGCCTCGAATACGAACTTCAACGTATGCCAGGTAATGTCTGGTTCCAACGCCGGGAACGTCGCGCTGCCTTCTGCCGCAAATGCGACAAAGTTTGTCGGTGTGGCAGTGGAACCCACTGACAGCAACGGATATGCCGCCGTGCAGGTTTCTGGTATCGTTCAGGTTAAATCTGACGGTTCCGCAGTCTCGAATCCGGGTGATTATCTGGTTATCGCTGACAACACTGGCGCAGTGAAATCTGTCGCTCCTGCTGATGGAAGTATCATTAGGCAGGTGGTAGGTATCAATGTGGGATCGGCGCAGGTTGCCGCGACCGCAGGGCTGCTGATAGATATGCTTATTCAGCCGATGATTTATCCAGGCGTCTAATATCGTCCTGATATAAGGAGAGTACACAAATGCCACCTATTGGTCAGGTTCACATAGACCGCGCCTTGACAAACTTCTCGCTGATGTATCGCAACGAGTCTTTCATCGCCGATAAGGTTCTCCCGATTCTTCCTGTAGATAAACGAAGCAACAAATACTTTATTTACAATAAGGCGGCGTTCCTTTCTGCTTCTGCTCTTGACGCGAACAGCAGACCTGCATCACTTCGCAGACCCGGCGCAGAAGCAGCGGAAATCGACTTCCCGCTTTCGACAGATAACTACTACGCAGAAGAGTATGCGTATCGAGATTTGATTCCCGATGCGGTTATGGCGTATGCAGACGACCCTCTCCAGCCCGATATGGACGCGACGATTCTGCTGACAGAACGGCTTCTACTCGACAATGAACTCCTCGTGGCAAAGAAGACGATGACCTCCGCGTCTTATGCGACAGCGAACAAAGTCCTATTGACGACCGGCGGCTCTGGCACGTCGTGGGCGCAGTATGCCTCCGCGAACAGTCTGCCGTTCTCCAACATCGTCAATGCGAAAGTGGCGGTTATGGCGGGGATTGTGCGCGAACCGAACTCCTTTGTAGGGAATATGAACACGTGCAGAACGCTCGCCGATCATCCTCTTCTGAAAGAACTCGTCAAGTATACTCATCAGGACGCACTGACCGTTTCCGGTCTCCCGAAGGTGATGAGAGGGCTTGACGTATTCGAGGCTCCGCAACAATACAATACAGCGGCGGAGGGCGCGTCTTTCTCAGGCGGTTCTATGTGGGTCAACGCGGCGTCTCAGGATACTGCGCTGATTTACTATCGCTCGCTCGCTCCGTCTCCTCGCTCTGTGTCTTATGGATACACCTTCGAGGCTCCAGACGACGCAACAAAGGCGCGTGGCATCTCTATTCGCCGATGGCGCGAAGAGAAGCGCAAGGGTAATATGATTGAGGCGGCATTCCTGCGTGACTTCAAAATCTGCGCCGTTGACGGTTCAAACAACTTCATCGGCGGCTATCTGATTTCCGGCACAACTCTGTAAGGAGGCGCGTGTTTGTCTGCTCCTCCTTACGCGGCGATTGCGGTTTATCATTTCGGAGAAGATACCCCGAAACTGCTTTCCGTAAAAAACCGGGTTGTGATATTCGATACCGCAGAGATAGCGCGGAACTGGATACCGAAACTCGGCAAAGGACGCCCTACTCATTGGCTTGATGCTGATGTGGTCTGGTGGCATATCGAGCCAGGCGAAGAGATAAACCGCGCATTCATTTGTACAGATTATGATGTTTACAACGTCCCGCCGAACCATCCTGTACCTTCAGAAACTCGGCAAATGGATTGGAAACATCATATCATCTGGAATGAAGCGTTTACACTGGAGAATACTTAATGTCCTGTGACAGTGGAAATATTACCCATATCAGAATGACGAAAGGCGAACACCGTCCTATTTACGGGCAGTTCACCGCCGCGTCGGGTAATATCACGCTATCCAGTGACGGAGTTTTCACACTTACGGATAAGAGTGGGACTGCGATTCTTTCAGCAGTTGCAGTCACGGGAAAAGACAGCGGCGCGCTCACGACGGCGCAAGTTTGGTATCTGCTCGACACTTCAAGCCTTGCAGATGAGAACTACGACGGGCTTTTCAAAGTCACAGCGACAGGTTCAGACGGCATTGTGCGAGTGATGGAAGCCGAACTGACGCTGACAATCCGCCCTGTGAACTGGGCGACGTATAGTGCGGCTCGATGGAGTACCTTAGACCAGTTCCGATTTCACGCGGCGGATACCGACCC